TCTGCTGGTTGGATTGCTACTGAAGGCGGAGACTCTTCAGAGTCTGAGTTCACTTCAGGATCAGTCACAATGGCTCCCAAGGTAATTGGCGCTCATACTGATGCCTCTAGATTGATGTTACAGCAGTCCTCATTAGATATTGAAAATTTAATCAGAGACGACCTTACTCAAGCTATTGCTACATCTATTGATTTAGGTGCTTTGGCTGGTTCAGGAAGCTCAGGACAGCCAACAGGTATTGCTAATACTTCAGGTATTAATACTACAACTTTTGCTGCTGCTAATCCAACATTTGCTGAAGTAATAGCAATGGAAAGCGCTGTAGCTAATGACAATGCTCTTGTAGGCAATCTTGCTTATATTTGCAGACCTGCTGATTACGGAACTCTAAAAAGTGCTTCTAAAGACACTGGTTCAGGTCAATTTATTGTTGATCCTGATGGAAGGATGAATGGGTATAACGTCATTAGAAGTAATCAAGTTACTTCAGGTGATTTCTACTTTGGAAACTTCTCAGACTTGCTTATAGGAATGTATGGGGGACTAGATATAACAGTTGACCCTTATGCTCTTTCTAAAGCTGGTGGCGTAAGAATTATTGCTCTACAGACTGTAGATGTAGCAGTTCGACATGCTGTAAGTTTCTGTAAGTCATCTGACTAATTAGCTGATGCTTAAATGGAATGGTGGGGGCAACCCCACCACCTTAATTATGAAAAAATATTTAATTATTCAAGATACCGTTGTTAAAGGCGAAAAAGTACAAGCTGGATCAGTGGTAGAACTAGATGAGCAAGAAGGTAATGCTCTAGTTGGCTACAACAAAGCTGAATTACACGTTGCAAAGAAAACTGTAAAAGCAGATAGAAGTGTAGGCTTAGAAGAATCTGAAGCTCCAAAGGTTAGCAAAAGAAAAGCTAAAAAATAATGCCCATTGAAAGCGCAGCAGATTTTAGCTCCTACCTAGATTCAACTACAGGTCATGGGGTTACTGCTTCGTTTTTTGAAGTGCAAAATTCATTGTGGGATGACAGGGTTGGTTTTATAGATTCGTGGTTTGATATTGATTCAGGAAACTCAATCAATTTAGATATTATTATCGACCAAGATTATTTCAATATACAGGGCAACACAGTCAACGTGGCAGGTTATCAACCAACAGCTTACGTTAGAGCCATTGATGCTCCATACATATCACACGAAGATAGATTGATAGTGAATGCAATAACTACTAACAAGGGAAACGTACTCAAAGCCGAGACAACCTTTTTAGTTAAAAATTCACAGCCTGATAATACAGGCATGGTAAAGCTACTCTTAGAAGAACAATGAGTGTTTACCAAATGGAAACGGAAGAGGACATGAGTGCGTACTTAGATATTAATTACGGTCATGGCGTAAGCGCTGTTTATACAAACAACGGTTCTTCCTCAACCATAAACATCATCATAAACAATGAATATGATGAGCAAGAAGAGGGCGTTGGTGTAGAAGCAACACATCCAGTTGCTTATTGTAGAAGCGTAGATGTACCAAGCATTGCATATGGTAATACGCTTGCAGTAAGTGCAATCAAAGATGTTGATGGTAATACACTTAAAGCAGCCCAAAGTTATACGGTTGTAAACATACAAGCGGATAGAACTGGTTTCACTGCATTAATGTTAGAGGAAGCCTAATGGCGCATGTAAGACAACAAATAAGAGAGCAAGTAGGTACAACTTTAACTGGTTTAACTACGACTGGCTCTAATGTGTTTCAAAGCAGAGTATATCCACTAGAGAATACAAATTTACCCTGCTTACTTATTTACACAAAGACGGAAAGTTCTGAGCCTATTGATATAGGCACTAACAGAACCATGCAAAGAGAATTGTCTCTTGCAGTAGAGTGTTATGTCAAAGCGACAAGCAACTTTGACGATACGATTGACACGATTGCTGAGGAAGTTGAGAAGGCTATAAGTGCCGATCCAACATTGAGCAGCAAAGCTAAAGATACATATTTAGCAAGCACAGATATTGATTTTAACGCTGAAGGAGAGAAGCCTTTAGCATTTATGACATTAACTTTTAATGTCGAATATTACACTCAGGAACAAAATCCTGATACACCAAGTTAAGAGGTAACTGATTATGAAAATGATCTCACCAGACGGAAAAAATTCAATAGTGGCTCATCCTTCAAAAGTTGAATCATTAAAGAATATGGGTTGGAAAGAAGAAGCAGCCCCACAGGAAATTAAACCTTCTTCTAAAAAGGAAACTAAAAGCGAGGAATAATTATGGCGGTTCATAAAGGAAGCGAAGGTACTGTTCACGTTGGAACTGATGCAGTAGCCGAGATTAGAAGTTATACCGTTGATGAAACAGCAGACGTTATTGAAAGCACCTCTTTAGGAGATAGCGCAAAGACGTTTGAAGCATCAACAACTTCATTCTCAGGCAGCATTGATGTTTTTTGGGATGAGACAGACACAGCACAAACCGCATTGACGGTAGGTAGCTCAGTGACTATTAAGTTTTATCCTGAAGGAGCTTCAACAGGCGACAAATACTATAGCGGTACAGCTATTGTGACTGGTGTTTCAATAACAGCGAATAATGATTCGTTAGTTGAAGCATCTATCTCAATTCAGGGCAGTGGCGCACTTACGTTAGCGACTGCATAACATGAGTGCGATAGAGAGTGCTAAGAAGCATTTTGATTCTCTTGGTATCAAGAAAATTGAAGTGCCTGAATGGGGATTAACCATTTACGCAAAGCCATTGACTCTTGCAGAGATGTCTAAAATGCAAAAACTTGCACAGGACAACGATGTTGAGTTAATGGCATATTGCTTAATAACAAAAGCCCTAGATGAAAATATGGAAAAAATATTTTCTGTAGGCGATAAACATGACCTTATGAATCATGTTGATAAGGATGTATTAGCTGAAGTAACTGGACAAATTATCTCTAGTGAAAGTTTTGAGGATCAACTAAAAAAGTAAGTACGGATAAGGAATTATTTGCAAAATATTATTTAGCTGAAACTCTTAAATTAACTCTTGTGGAGTTAGAAGAAAAAATGACCTTATCTGAATTTAACGGATGGATAGCATATTTACAGGAAAAGAATAGGCAGATAAATAATGGCAAGTGATTACAAAATAAGAGTTAAGGCAACCGATCATACAAAGGGAGCTTTTAATTCTGTTAATAGAAGCTTAGGTAAAATTAAGGGTGCATTAGCAGGTGTTTTTGCGGTTGGCGTTATTGCTAATTTTGCTAAAACCACATTACAACTAGCTGACAATATTGGTAAGACTGCTGATTCATTAGGCTTATCAACAAGGTTCTTGCAGGAATATCAATTTGCAGCAGAACAATCAGGCTTAACGACTGAAGAGTTTAACAAATCAATGATGGTTTTTTCCAAGATGGTTGGTCAGGCTTCTCTTAGAACAAATGAGGTTGGTAGAACTTTAGACAAGCTAGGTATATCACTAAAGAACGCTGGCGGTGAAACCAAATCTGTAGAAGCTGTTTTTCTTGAGCTTATGCGTAAGCTTGGTGGTGTAGAAAATAGTTTTGAAAGAAATGCAATTTTAGCTGACGTATTTGGTAGAGCAGGTTTAAAAATGTCCGTCATGCTTGGAGAAGGCTCTGAAGCAATGGAAAGACTAGCTGCATCAGCAACAGGTGTTATAGACGAGACCACAATTAGAAAAGCTGAAGCCTTTAATGATGCAATGAATGTCTTAACAAGAGCCACATTACTACCAGCGCAAGGGGTTGTAGTTGCATTAGCAAATGACTTTATCCAATTGGGCAATGCTATGGGCATGATTGATACTGATAAGCAAGTATCATTTTTAAAAGTTGAGCTGTTTGCTTTAAAAGATATGCTTGATAAAGCTGCTGAAAGCACAAGTTTTCTTGATGGTGCAATGGATAATTTTAATAACACTTTTGCAGATTTAGAAACAGGATTAACGCCACTTGAAGCTGCAAAACAAAGAATTATTGAAATAGAAGCCTTGCTGGAAGAATTGCAGGGCACAGACCCATTCGAAGGAATCAAAAGCACAAAGATACAGGTTGCAGCTTTAGCTGATTTTAAATCACAATTAGAAAAAGTTGACGATACTATGGGTAATATTGCTGTTAATAGCATGAAGAATTTTGAAAATTCTATTGTTGAAGGTTTAAAGACTGGTAAATTTGCTTTTGAAGATTTTGCTGGTTATGTTGTTGAGCAGCTAATCAGAGTTGCTATACAGCAATTAGTAATAAAAAGGTTATTAGCTCCGTTTGAAAGCTTTTTTGGTGGCTTCGGTGATATGTTTGGTAGCACACCAGCAACAGCAACACCTAGCGGAGATGGCGGTGGATATACTGGTTTTGGAATCAGGGCAGGCGGTGTAGACGGTAAAGGTGGCTTTCCTGCAATATTGCATCCAAATGAAACAGTTATAGATCATACAAAAGGTCAATCAATGGGTAGCAATGCCACTGTTAATTTTAATATTTCTACAGTAGATGCTGCTGGTTTTGATCAGTTGCTTGCATCAAGAAAAGGTTTAATTACATCAATAATAAATAACGCCATGAACAATCAGGGCAAAATGGGGGTTGTTTAATGTCAGGTCAATTTCCAACCAATCCCAATTTTAGAACTTTAAATTTTAAAGACAACAGACCCAATCTAGTTAATCAAACTTTATCAGGCAAAAAACAAGTCCGACAAATAGGCGCACAATATTTTTCTTTTACAGTGGCTATGCCACCTTTAAAGCAAGAAAAAGCGCAAGAGATATTTGCATTTTTACAAAAACAAAAAGGCTCTTTTGAAAACTTTACTATACAAGCGCCTTTAGACAATTTAGGTGCAAGCAAGTCTGAGACAGATATATTGGTTGCTGGCGCACATACAGCAGGCGATAACACTATTGCATTAGACGGATTTTCACAAACAACAGGAGCGCTAAAGGCTGGCGACTTAATTAAATTTGCTAATCATACAAAGGTCTATATGGTTTCTGAAGATGCAAACGCATCAGGTGGAGCAGCCACAGTAACCATATCACCAAATTTAGTAGCATCTCTTGCAGATAATGAAGCTGTTACTGTAAACAAACCTAGCTTTACTGTATATCTTGAAAACAATGAAATTATGTACTCAACAGACACAAGGGGTTTTTACAGCATTTCATTTGATGTTAGAGAGGTTATTACCTAATGCCTAGAAGTTTATCTACCGCTTTACAAACACAAATATCATCATCAGCCACTAAGACAGCTTATTTGGTTGAATTAAATTTATCATCAACCATTAGGCTTACAAATTGGTATACAAACGTAAGTTATGATTCAAATGCTTATGAAGCTGGTGGCTCTTTTCTTACAGTTGATGCAACAACAGAAACAGGTCAATTACAAGTCAATGAAATTAATATTGGATTTTCTAATATTACCGATCAAGTAAGATCATTAGTTCAAAGTGGCGCATTTACAGATAAAACAGTTGAAGTTTATTTGGCTTACTTTGATGCCAGTGAAAGTATTGTCGGTGCAATTAACTTTTTTACAGGTCAGGTGCGAAATGTATCAATAAATGAATCTTTGGATAACTCAATTTTAAATATGACGGTTGCATCACATTGGTCTAACTGGAATTTAACAAAAGGCAGACATTTTTCAGACGAGTCTCAGCAATCATTTAGCTCAGGCGATAGGGGCATGGAATTTGCTGGACAAGTTAAAGAAGATGTTAGGTGGGGAATGTAATGGGTTTTTGGTCAGCAGTTGGAACATTTTTTACAAAGATTGGAGAAGCATGGGCTGCTGCTGATACATTACAAAAAAT